CCTCGCCGGGCCGCGGGCCAACTACCCCATGAAGCGGAAGGTGGGCAAGGACAGCGACGCGTGGTTTGCGCACATCGTTGAACAAGGGGATTTTCCGGACGCATTCGGCGGCAAGTCGGCAAGCCACCCAAACTACAAGGTTACCGAGCGCGCCATCAAGGCAACGCAGGACGCCATGCGCACGAAGTTGTACAAGGAGTTGCGGAGTTCATTTGCCAAATTCATGAAGTGATGTTAGTCGGAAAGGCCATCTACAACTTGCTCTCCAACAACGCCAACGTGAGCGCGTTGGTCAGCACCCGCGTGTACCCCGAAGTGGCGCATCAGCAGGACGTCGCGCCCTACATCGTTTACAACGTCCGCTCCAACGAGCCGAGCGACACGCAGCTATCGCCGTCAACCCTGGACACGGCGAGCGTGGAGGTCAACTGCTACGCCGCCACCTACGAAACCGCCATCGCCATCAGCGTCGCGGTGCGCGGCACGCTTGACCGCGTGCAGGGAACGTATGCGGGCGTGAACGTACAAAGCTGCCAGTACCAGTCGGAGCTCATGAACTTCGAGGAGCCGCGCCGCCTGTACGTCGTGACCGCGGACTACCAGGTGCGCATCCTTCGCACCAACGTCACGATCCCGCAGGTCATGATTGAGGCAGGCGTGTACAACCTCGACGACCTGTCAAACGTCAACGTCCCCGCACCGACGGACGGCCAAGCCCTGGTGTACGACGCAGCCACCTCGCAATGGGTTGCAGGCGATGCGGCATCCGCCCTCGCCGACCTCACCGACGTGGCGCTTGACGAACCCCTCGACCGCGAAGGGTTGGTGTACGACGAGGCATCCACCTCGTGGATTAACGGCGGCCCGGCCAAGGTCGATTTCCCCGTCACCAACAACTACGCCGGAGGCATCGCCCTTGGCACGGTGGTCGCGTTCAACGGCGTCGTGCAGGGCGACCGTCCGCAGGTTGTGCCGTTCAGCGCCAGCAGCGCCAACGACCCCAAATCTGTAGTCGGGATCGCCAGCGAAACGATGGCATTCCGCACCCCCGGCCACGTCCGCAGTTACGGCACTATCTACGGCCTGAACACCCTCGCCCACCCTGTCGGCACGGTGCTGTACTGTTCCACCACCGCAGGTCAGTTGACCTCAACGCCACCGGCTGCGCCCAATCACCGCATCGCCATTGGCGTAGTGACGCGGCAGCACGCGAACACCGGGCGCATCTTCGTTCGCACGTACACCCCGGCCTACCGATTGGCCGACCTTTCCAATGTCGCATCGACCACGCCCAACCCCGGTCAGGGCCTCGTGTGGAACGGCAGCACGTGGGCGCCGGGCTCGGTCGGCTACGTGCCCGGGTCACCGCCCCCGGGCGGCTTCCTTGGCAATGTGTTCTATCAGGACAACGCCGGAAATTTGACGTTCGAGGACGAGTTCAGATACACCGCCTCGACCAACACGCTCGCGGTTGAGAACATCACCGGCACCACCGTCACCGGCACGGGCGTAGTCAAAGGCAGCAACACCTTTGGGCAGCGTTACGCCACGCAGGCGGCAACCAACCGGGCGCTTGCCAACACCGCTTCAATCACCGTCGAACGCTACTTCACCGTGACCGCAGAAGGCAACGGCGAGTCGTTCAACATCCAATCCAACACCCCGTCGGCAGGCAACAAAATCGTGCGGAAAATTTGGTACAAGGCGGAAGCCTTCGAAGCCACCGACGTGGACACGTGGACGCTGCTGCACACCTTTGCCGATGACGCGACCTACGCAAGCACCGCCACCAAATGGCAGGAGTATTTGGATGGGCAGGCCAACGGCACACCGCCGTTCACGATGGCGATTAGTTGGGAGGATATTCCGGCATTCACCGGGTTGCTTGATACCTACTCCGGGGCGGCGGCGGCCTATTCCCTGCGCAAACTGGACAAAGATTACGCCGGGTCAGCGGTGCGGGTGCGCAGGGCCAGTGACAACACCGAGCAGGACATTGGCTTCACCCTTGCGGGCGACTTCGACACCAGCGCGCTGGCTACGTTTTGCGCGGGCACAAATGGGTTCATTCGCACGTGGTACGACCAAACGGGTGGAGGGTATGACCTCATCCAAACCACATCGGCAAACCAACCTAAAATTTACGATAGCAGCACAGGGGTGGAGTTGGAAAATGCGCTGGCGGCTTTGCGCTTTGACGGCACAAATGACGGCCTAAACTGCGCGACCAATTTGCGCAGCGCAACGGGCGCAAGCACGGTGATAACGGTGATGAAAGTTCCGCAACGCGGCAGCGTTCAAAATACATTTAGCTTTTACAAAGTGCAACGAAATGTAATTGAAACAACTGCCGTAACCAATTACAACAACTTTTCTGTTTCGACAAACGAAACGGCTAACGAGTTTGTCAAATTCACTACGGCCAACCTTGCCAATCAGGTGATGATGTTTGCGTGGTGGGACGGAACGTCGCAGCTTTCAACGGTCGATTACACCGAAGTCAGTCAAAACGGAAGTGTATTAAGTCAAACGGCGGGCACTGTCACCTTGGGCGCAAGCGCAAGCGGAACGAATTCTATCGGATTTCGAAACGACATTTCGTCGCAGTATTCGCTCGGCACAATTCAGGAGGTCATCGTTTATCTCTCCGACCAATCGTCAAACCGCGCAGGCATTGAGACGAACATCAACGACTACTATTCGATTTACTAAATGCCGTACATCATCGTCCGCCCCGAAGGGATTTTATCAAGCCCGCAGCGAGCGCAGTTCATCACGCGCGAGTTGTACTGCATCACGCTGCCTTTGCAATTCCAAACGCCCGACCAACACGACGGCACGGTGTTCGGCATCATCCACCACCCGACGGACGGCCGGGCAGCGTTGCAGGTGGATTTGGACTACGTCATCCCGGTGCATCCGCTGGTCACGTTGGAGCGGCTGGTGTCGCTGTTCCCGGAAATTACCGACGCGGAGCGCATGACGCTGATGCAGGTGATATTCTCATCCAAGTCGTTCCCGTTTCGGCACATTGTGCCAAGCACGGTCACGGTCAGGGACGAGGCGTTTATGATCGCGGAGGGCTGGTTTCCCGCAGAGCCATGACGGTGCTTTCTCCCATACAACTGCTCGGCTACGTGCTGGCCGGAATGGCCGGGCATTACGACCCCGCCGGTGACATCGACCGCAACGGGGTCATCAACATCGCCGACCTGCTGCAACTGCTAACCATGTTCTGATGGCAAAATCCCAAACCACCCACACCAAGGTGCTGCGCGAAGTGTCGCGGCCGGGCGTGCATGCCAAGACGCGGACGAGCAGCAAGAAGGGCGCGCGGAATTACCGCAAGGCGTACCGGGGACAGGGGAGGTAGTTGAACTTGCGTACATTAGCGACATGGTAGTCACGCTCAAAAAGCCCCTGAACGATTACGGCTATAATTGGCCGGCATCGACCACCGTAGAAGTGTCCATGAAGTTCTACCGCAAGCTGATTGCGGAGGGCTACATCGACCCGCACCCGGAGGATCCCGCGCACCAGCCCGCTCCAAAGGCGAGCAAGGCAAAGGCCGCCCCGGCACCCGCTCCCGAACCCCCATCTGAAATCACCGAAGAATAATGGCACAGACCACTGGCATCCTGAACGCATCCAGCGTTCGCTTTTTCACCGGCACCACCGATGGCACCCACACCGTGGTGGCCAACGTAACCGAGTGCAGCATCTCCCTCACCACCGACGTGCGGGACATCACCACGAAGACCTCCGCCGGATGGCGCGAAATCCTGCCCGCTTTGAAGTCGGCCAGCATCAGCGTGAGCGGTTACTTCGCCGAGGATGCAACCAACGGGTTCAACACCTTGGTTGATTTGCAAATCGCTGGCACGAAGGTCTTTGCCGTGTTCACGAACGTGGGCAGCAGCGCCTCGCCAAACGCAGGCGACGAGGAGTTCGACGTCGCTGGCTACATCACGTCGATGGAGCAGAGCGCGGGCTTTGAGGACAACGTCACGTGGTCGCTGACCATGGATTTGACGGGCGCAGTTGTACGTGAGGTGATCGTTTAATGGACATCCAAATCAACGGCGTTACCTACCCGCTGCGCGCATCTATGGGCGCGTGGCGGAAGTTCGAGCAGGCGACGGGCGTGAAGGTCACCGGAGTGGATGCCGATGACATCACGCGCATCCCTGAGATGGCGTACTACTTCATCGAAAGCGGCTGCAAGGCGGCGGGCATGAAGTTCGAGTTGACAGTGGACGAGTTCCTCGACCTTGTCACCGTGCAGGATGTGCAGGCCATCAGCGAGGCGATTGCCGCGCTGCTTGGCACCGCAAGCGGCCAAAAAAAAAGCGCCGCGACAAAGCGCTGAGTTGGGATGAAATCGAGGCGATGGGGTTGGGCCAGCTTGGCCTGACCCCTTCGTCGCTTTACGGCATGACGTTCGCCGAGTTCGGCAACGCGATGCGCGGGCTGCACGAGATTGAGGAACTACGCCAGCGTGCCGAATGGGAGCGCACGCGGTGGCTCGCCTGCCTGCTGCTCAACCCCCACACCAAGCGCCGCCTCAAGCCGCAAGACCTGGCGGAATTTGAATGGGAACGCAAGGCCAAAGTGCCCGTCGATGGGCGTGGTATCTTGCGGCAAATTGCTAAAATGAGCCATGGCTAAACTCGGCGACCTCATAGTCAAAATTGGCGCGGATACGCGGCAGTTCAACACGGAGTTAGGCAAGCTCCAGCGCAACATCAAATCCACCGCCGACAACGTCACGGACTTGGGCAAGAACATGTCCATGGCATTGACGCTGCCTGTGGTTGGCCTTGGTGCTGCGGCGGTGAAGGCGGCCATGGATTTGCAGACGATGCAAGTGCAGTTCGTGTCGCTCACGGGCGGCGCGGAGCAAGCCGGTCAGATGGTTGACCAGTTGAACAAGTTCGCAGCCGAGACGCCCTACGAAATCGAGGGCATCGCATCGGCGGCGCGGCAGTTGCTTGCGGCCGGTACCGACATCGACCAAGTCAACGGACAGTTGCAGTTTCTCGGCGACATCGCCGCGGCTGCGGGTGTGCCGATTGACGAGATGGCCGGGATCTTCGCAAAGGTTCAAGCCAAGGGCAAGGTTGAGTTGGAAAACCTGAACCAACTGGCCGAGCGCGGCATCCCCATTTTCACCATGCTGTCGGAGGCTACCGGCCTGCTGCCTTCGCAGTTGGGAGGCGGCGCCGTCAGTGTGGAGATGTTCAACGAGACGCTTGCCAGCATGAGCGAGGAGGGCGGGTTCGCGTTCAACGCCATGTACAATTTGAGCCAGACGGCTATGGGCAAGTTCAGCACCGCGATGGATGCGCTGAAGATTGCGGCCGCATCGCTTGGTGTGCAGTTGCTGCCGATGGTCACTGGCATCATCGAGCGGGTGACGGAACTGGCGGAAAAGTTCAGCGACCTTGACGCGCGCACCAAGCGCATCATCATTGTGGTAGGCGGCGTGGTCGCGGCAATAGGCCCGGCAATCCTGGCCTTCGGCTACGCATCCAAAGCGGTAACCGCTATGCAGGGCGCGGCGGCGATTGCCACCAAAGCCATCGGGGCGATGAACGCGGCGATGCTGACCAACCCCGTGACGGCTATCGCGCTTGCGGTGGCTGCGGCGGTTGCGCTCATCATTGCGAATTGGGACGAGATTGTGGCCTACTTCACCACAGGCGAAGGCGTGGGCGTGTTAGATAGTTTGAGGGGCGCGTTTGAGCAGGGCATGGAGGCGGTGAAGGCGGTGTGGGCTGCGGCGGTCGGTTTCCTGCAAGCGTTTTGGGATAGGTTCGGCGGGGCCATTATGCAGACGATTGCCGTAAGCATGGACGTTGTCATGCAAATCTTGGGAAGCGCGTTCAATGTCATCGAGGGCATCCTCGCGACGTTCACCGCGCTGTTCAAGGGCGACTGGCGCAAGTTCCTTTCCGGCCTTGTGGACGTGGCTGCAAGCATGTGGCAGTTAATTACCAACACCATCATCGGTGCGCTCCGCAAGATTGCACACGGCGTCGACCTCGTGCTCAACGCCCTTGGCATTGACAGCAGCATCGAGGGCTGGCTTGGCGGCATTCAAGACGACGTCAACGCGTTCTTTGACAGCATCAAGACGGGAGCGAAGGAGTCAGCGGACAGCATGAACGGCCTTGGCTCCGCGCTCAAGCAGCCGCTGAAAATCGGCAAGGTCAACACGCCCACCACCGGCGGCGGGGATGGCAGGGCGCAGAACGCCGGAGCTATCACAGCGGCAGCGGGCGAGTTCGGCACCACCATGGATGAGGTGCTGGCCGACTTGCAAACGGAAAGCCA